TTCTTCCCACCAGCGTTTAAGTAATCTTAAGCGTTGGTGTGGTAAGATGGTAGTTGTAGATCAACTACCATTGTGGAGAATTGAAAAATGTTTGTAAATCCTTTTGTACTAGATAATATTATCCCGGTACTGTGCTTTGCACTGACGTATTTAATTGGGAATAGTTTATATACTAACCAAATGTTTTTGTCCATACTTAGACCAGATGGAAAAAAACATTTTGGAGAGATAGGCGCATGCTCCAACCTAGTTAAGACCTTGCAATGCATTATTGCACTTATAGGACTGACTTATTATTACATAACAGATATTAGGTATGGTAATTATCCCAATATACCCATGAGATCACTGTCTATGAATCTTATGGCAGTAGAACTTTTAAGTGTGATTAAAGCTTCTAAATATTATCTTAGAAAAGATATTATTTATCACCATTATGGGGTAATTTTTTTTGGCGCACTATCTTTAGCGGTAAACTTTAATAGTAATAAACCAGCCCAATTGCTGATTGTAATGCTATTCACAGTTAGTCTGTGCGTTCCTTACATGGTTTACAATACATTAAAAACGTATTATAAGATAGAGTATTTAAGACCATGGGCAATATTAAGTTATCTTATACCTTTTCCTATTTATGTTGTTTATTCGATCCTTCAATGGAGATACTATTCATCTGAAATAATAAAGTGGTTTCTCATCTATTGGGTTCCTATTACCCCAATGTTATACACTAATTATGTGTCAATTAAATTTATTCTTAAAAGAAAAGAAAGTTTTGTACAGAAACCTAAAGGTGATTAATGATGGAAGTGCTTAACCCAGTACATGGAGTACACATATACAAAAATGCTATTTCAAATGGCACGGATATAATTAATAGATTAGAATCAGTCTTAAATAATAGTTCTGATGAGCTATTTAGATGGACAGATTCCACTAATCCATTAGGCAAAGATTTGTCTAATTATAGGCGATGTTTTGACTTTAAGATACATTCAGATTATTGGGAGTTTTTAACACCGGAGTTTCAAGAAATCAAAAAGTGTTATGAAGAAATTGATCAAGGGTTTATTGATACTATTGAACATTATAAAACCACGTATAATTTAAAGCTTCCATTTAAAGAGGGATTGTCCATTATCAAATATGGCGAAGGTCATCATTTTGTAAGTCATGTAGATGCTGGCTCTAATTATTCTTCAGTTGTGTCAGCAGTAGCTTATTTAAATGACAACTATGAGGGTGGAGATTTAGGTTTCCCATTATTGGATTTAGAGTTTAAACCAGACGCTGGAGACATTGTAATGTTCCCTTCGTCATTTATGCATGCACATAAGGTAAATGTTGTTAAATCAGGTCTAAGATATGCAGTAGGGACCTGGTGGGATTATAGTGATAAATTTCATCTAAAAATTAAACCTTCACGTAAAGGAATTCCAAAAATATACAACAACGACAATGATTGGGTTGAGGGTGAAGGTTTTTTATCTCCCTAGTTACAGGACTTCAGTTATAGTATAGAAAGATGGTGTGGTAAATCTTTCTCCACTTATGACCTTTTTGACTCCATGGAGATAATTTATATCTCCCGGATGAGCAACTGCTAGACCCGGTTTTGGTTTAACTACAATATCATGTTGAGGGTAATACAATTCACCACCTTCGAAATTATCATTATAATAAATTAATGAATTTAGATCATAGGTGGGGAAAGGGTTTGGGGATCCATCATTCAGCTGCTTATCGGCATGTGGTTGCTGTTCCAAGCCTGGAAACCACCTAATGATTACAGGCGGTCTAACCACTACATTAACTTTAAATGTATCCTCTAAAACATATTTCATTTTTAAAATATACTTATCCACCAGATTATAGACATCTAAATTAATTCTTTTAAGAATGTCACAACTACACTGTCTATTTTGCCAGTAAGAAGCGTCATATGTACATGTGCCATCCTCAGAATATGTGTTCTCTCCTGCATCCATCCACTCATTTATTGTGGGTAGAAAGTCCTGTATAATTTTTAAATCTTGTAGTTCAACGAAATTATCTAAGACAATAATATTGTTAGAAGAATTGCCAAAATGGCCAGGTTCGATTAGCGATTTAGCATCAGAATCAAAATCCACAAAATACTCCTTGATAGATGTACATGTGGTATAGTATATCACTAAACAAAATGGCTAACTAAGAGAAGGTAAAAAATGGAATTTTTTCATGTAGGTTCTTGCGACAACGTAGAAGACAATAGGAAATTTGGCATATTTTTATACAGAAATGCAGTACCAAGAGAACTTAATATTCCAGAAAGACTAGAATCAGCTATAGGCAATAGCTCTCACGAGTTGTTTAAATGGTCAGAAGCAATGGTCGGATATAATGAAAAAATGCCAGAGTATAGAGATTGCGTGGATTTGAAGATGAGTCCAGCACACTGGCAGTTTCTTACTCCAGAATTTGAAGAAGTTAAGAAGTGCTACGATGACGTAGACACCAATCTCAAAAAATGTCTTGCTCACTATGAGTCTTTATATAATTTTAAGATGGATTATATGGAGGCCATTAACTTTGTTAGATACAACCCAGGTCAGCATTTTGCTGTTCATGCAGACCATGGCTTCTCCTACACGTGCACAGTATCTTCTGTAATCTATCTAAACGATGACTACGAGGGTGGAGAACTATGGTTTCCATACCTTAATATAAGTTTCAAACCACAAGCTGGAGACATTATATTATTTCCATCTACCTTCATATACGCACATGCCTCACTAAAAGTGACTAGTGGTACTAAGTATTCTGCAGTTACTATGTTTGATTATAATGACAATAACCACAAGTATGGAATAGGTTATGGCTCAGATGGTTCTAAATCAGATCCAACAAAAGGCATATCAAAAGGATCCAACCAACCCCTCACCTATCCACAACCATCATAAGGAGAAATAATGTTTGACAAAAAAGAACTACCAAGTTTAGAGCGTTTTGAATCATCAGTGTATGATATTCCACTATCATCATTAGATGGCGAAGATAACATCCTTGCCAAAAACAAGGGTAAGGTAACAATGATCGTCAACGTAACTGGCGAATGCGCTAATTCCGCTCAATATCCAATTATTGAAGATCTCTATAAAGAATATAAAGATTTAGGTTTCGAGGTATTAGCAGTTCCAAGTACTGATTTTTGCGAAGATGCCTATGGAGCATTTAAAGAGTCAAATGCAAGCCCAACACATATGCGAGATCATATGAAAGAATTATATAAGACTGATCTTCCTTTTAGCGAATTGGTTGGGATAGCTCTAGAGCCAAAAGCCGATGTAGAACAGCATCCTTTTTATAAACTAATTCAAGAAGGTAAAGACCCAATCCAGGGTAATTTTGAAAAAATAATTGTAGGTAGGGATGGAAAAAAGATGTTTCGTTTCTGTAATTCGGATCTTTTAGATCTAGCTTTTAATGCTGGAGAAAGAAAAACAGACTCAAATCAAGCTCTTATAAATATTAAAGCTGCAATAGAAATATTATTGGATGATATGATCTAATCTATGACACAAGTTACGCTAACTAAAACTCATCAAAATCCCCCACAGATAGTCCAATCTAGGCTAAAGAGAGATTGGATGGATAACACCTACAAAAAACACGCCTACCAGTGTCTGCCTATGACTACAGCAAATGTGCATGGGTGGGAATTAATACTTCCTCAGGATGTAGTTGTTCAATGGGAAGGTGAAAATACTAATGTAACAATCCTTAGTGGCGAAGAATATATGGGAAGAACCCTTGTGCATGGAGGAATAATAGGTATGGTTTCTTTTTCTGTTGGTTGGGCATTTGGTACAGAAGAGGGTTATGAGACTTGGATTAGCGGTTCTCCAAACTATATGGTTGATGGAGCATCCCCCCTTAGTGCAATTATACCAAGTAGTTGGTGGCCAGATGAGTTTCAAATGAATTGGGCAATTAATAAAATTGGTGAACCAGTTACATTTGAGGCAGGAACACCATTTATGTTTTTTAATATTTTCAAAAGTGATCTTCTTGAATCGGTTGAATTTAAAGTAGATAATCTTTGGGATAAGCCAGAGCTCATGAACGCCCGTGCAGCTTACGGTGATGCAAAAATGAAAAAGAATAAAGAAGAACCGTGGACTTGGATGAAGGGCATTAAAACTGGTTTAGATGAAAAGGGTGAAAAAATTGGCCCAGCAAATTCTGGACTTTTAAAGTTAAATAATCCAAATATTTAGTTACTATATCAACATAACTTTTTACCAATAAGTGAGGCATAATGTCATTTTCTTTAGTTACACAGGCAGAAAAATTAAGAAGCTTAAATTCTGCTAAAGCAGATTTTCAATCAGAGATTTATAAGAATATTGCAAAATTAGGATTTGATCCAGACACTTACGACATGTCTACTTGGAATTTTGATCCAGTAGCATCTTCAATTGATGATGATCCCGGTTATGGAATGAAGTCCAGTATCACATCTGCATTAGCACGTATTGCTAGCATAGATGCAAAAATAGCAGAACTGTCCTAAAGGAGTAAAAATGGCCGTGAATGACTCGCAAAAAGAAGTAATAAAAAACAAAGCTGCAACCCATTTGGAAAAATCAATATATACATTATCGTATTTGTTGTCAGTAGATCCAGAAAGTGCCCTTGGAGCTTCAGACGTTGGTGAGCTTATTTCGCTATCTTCAATTAGCACATCGCTTTCACCAGCAACAACAGCTTCATTTACATCATTATTTAATCAAATAGAGTCTTTAAAACTATTAGGATAATAACTTATGGCAGAGAATAATTTACGCAATCCCGATTCCGACATAGACGATAACTTAGTGCCAACTTTTTCTAAAGTACTTAAAAAATACGTATATGAAAATGGAGCCGAGTTTGAGTGCAGTATTCTTACATCTGGTAAAATAAATAAAGAAAGATCTTTTAAAGGATTTTTTACTGACGACAACGAAGAAGAAGAGTAACCATGAGCTATAACGCAGAACAAGATCTTGAATATATAGAATCAGTCTTGGCTTTACAACTAAATATAATTGGTCTTGAAGCGGAAGATATGGATATCTTATCAATTGATGAAATTATTACTAAAGCAAGAACATTTAATTTAATTACTCAGGAAATTACCCCTGTCCAAATTGCCAATTCGCAGCAAGAGGGAGCCTATAAAGATGAGCCAGCAGTTGCGATTTTAAGAAGTCAAAGAAATATAACTATATCTACCATTAGACGATTTTGGTGGATGCGCCAACTAGCGTTAGGAGCCGTGTGATATGAGTGCAGAAAAATCATTCTTCTCTAGAGTTAACGACTTGTTGAAGCCATATAAGACAAATGCTGTAGCAAATCAGCTTGAGATAGACTCTTATACTAAGGTTAAAGAATATCTAGATACTCTTCCTGTAGATAAAAGAAAAATAGCAGTAGGAGGAGATATCTTCATATGGTATTTCGATACTCTTGCTAGACAAGATTCAATACATAGAAGTACAGAAGGCTTTAGGTATGGAGATAATCCACAAGAAATTATTTTCATGATTAAAAAACCAGTTAAATCCTTGCTAACGACTCCAGCCTTAAGTATAGCTTTTGCTCAAACAGTTGCGAGTAGGTCGGATCTTACTCTGGTTAATAACTACCAACTAAACCTTCTTGAGCGTTGTGTGTTAACAGAAGCAGAAATAGCCGAATGGGACTATGATGTAATTTCAAGACAACAAGCTGAAGCTTCAGAGGCTGGTCCTTTTGACTTTATATCACTCAACTCGTATGACATAGTACATGATCCATCGTTAGTTCTTTCTTATTTTAATATGTTAGCTGCAAATGGCGTTATGGTAGTAACATGGACTGCAGATAATGGAAACCTATACGAAACTGACGCAGAGTATTCTCCTTATTTTGAAATACACCAACACTTAAAGAGTCTAGAAAACGTATGTGTATCTCATGATTACACCAGCCTAGGAACAACAACTGTCGTAAAATTATAGTATAATACTACCATGATAGTAGTTGATAACTTCATAAAAGATTCTGAGCTTTTAAAGCAAATTGAATTGTCCGAGAATTTGTTTCCTCAATCAATGGGTTCAGAAACAAGAATTGCTACTGAGCTAAATTCATATCATCACGAGCAAGCAAGTTGTTTTGCTCCGTATATGTTTTGGGATGGTTGGTGGAAATCAGAAGTAAACACAACTGCTAAAAAAATGGTTAAATCTATTTGGGAACATAATCTTCCTTTTGACAAAGAAGATGTTTGTGGTTTTGAATACTGGACTAGAACATTTAACCCAGGTCAATATTTAGGCACGCATGTTGATGAAGATACATTTTTGTACGCAAAAGAAAAGATCTTTCGTGGGCCAATAATAGGTTGCGTATATTATCCACATACAAACGATGTTGTAGGCGGCTTCTTAGAATTACACCCCAACGCTATTGGGGAAAATACTAAAAACTCACTAGAATCAGAAAACATCAAAAACAATATATCCCCTATTGAGGATCGTGAAAGAATCGCATGCAAACCCAATAGGTTAGTTATTTTCGATGCTGGACATATGGTTCACAATACAACTCCTCCTATTTCTGGAGTTAGAAGAGTCATGGTCGTCAATGTGTGGCATAGGGATTCTCCACCATCAGCTCTTACCAGTGGTGAATTCTACTATGAGTGATTTTGAATTTCAGTCTCTTTTAAACATTGGTATTTATAAGAAAAAATTAAATTATATAGACAACAATAAGCTATATGAAGAAATAAAAACATGTTCTAAAAAAGTTGACAATTCTTTTATTGAAGACAAAAACCATTCTTATTTTGAAGATCAAACATATCCATTTGGATCACTGGAATCAGAAAAACTTATTACTGCACTTCAAAATGAAGTAAGCATAGCCATTGGTAAAGAGATGTTGTTAAATGATATATGGACCTTGACACTAGAGCATGGTCAGTCTGTTGGCTATCATTCTCATAAATCAAATACACACTTGTACCCAAATGAATATTACTCCATTGCATACTACGCAAACGCTCCAAAGGGAAGTTCTGACATTCAGTTTAACATAACTGCATGTAACACGATGGAAAGTTTTGTTTCTGTACCGGCAGAAGAAGGATTGTTAATTATATTTAATTCTTTTATACCCCACATGACTAATAGGCATAATAACTTAGATCAAAATAGGGTTGTTATAAGCGCAAATCTTTCCCCAAAATACCCTACGCAAGCACAAACTCAAGATTGGTCAGCATACGCCAGATAATAAGGTGTGCTATACTATAAAGATGAACGATCAAAAAACACCAAACATCATTGGAGATTGGCAAGTTTCTGCATTTACCCCATTTGGGGTTAGTAACAGTACGGCTAAAATTACTTCAATTGAACCATTTGTTTCTGGAACAATTATTGGCGAAAGAGGTTCTTTAGATTTTGATAATGGAACTGTTGAAAACAACATACTCACATTTTCGGTGATTGCAGATACTCCAATAAGAGCTACACTCGTAGTCAATGCAGAAGTAATTGACGACAAATTTGAAGGTACCTTACAAGTAGACGAGTATATGAAGATAGTTATTAAGGGGCAAAAAAATGTCAATCTATGATATAGAAGCTACATCAATAGAAGGTGAAAAAAATTATTTATCTACCTTTAGGGGTAAGCTTACTTTAATTGTAAATGTCTCTACAAAAGCTGGTGGGTATGAGCCTAAATGTTCTAAGGTATGGTCCTATTCTAGGACGTCACGCCAGTTGTGGCAGCTACAGCAAGTCCATGATGAATTTAAGGATAGAGGATTTTCTGTATTAGCATTTCCAAATAACCAATTTGCTCAGATGGAACCAGGAACTAATGAAGAGATAATCCCTTTTGTTAAGGAGCATTATCCTTTTGTGACTTTTCCATTTTTTGAAAAAGTAGATGTCAATGGAAAAAACGAACACCCTGTATTTTCAGCTTTAAAAGGTAATGAAAAAAGAAACTATTCTGACTTTACTGCTGATCAAAGCGATAAGGCTGTAGAGAATCAAAATTTAGCTGGACAAGCAATTGCTAGAATTTCACATGGATATGAAAAATTCTTAGTTAGCAGAGAAGGTATCATGGTTGCTAGATTCAATTGGCAAGATATGCCTTTGGATGAAATACCAAGAGTTATGGGTGCTGGATGGACAATTAGAGAAGCTATTGACGAGATGTTAGGATAATCATGGAAAATCAGCCAAAAGATAAATTTATTAATAGTACTCCATTTCCAGTTACGCCAGAAATTGGTGAAAAGGAATTGAAAGAAATAAATGACATTCAGATAGAAGTGCTTGGACCTGGTGTTATCGTTTTCAGAAATGCTTTTAAAATAGATCAAGAATTGATACTTAACTATATTGATTCTAAAGCCGAAAAAGCTCATGAAAACAGATGGACTTATAT